AGCACTAAAGTGCAAGGCTCTCAGCCGATATCTCAAAAATTTTGGGATAGGAACCTTCTAAAGGCTTTTATTTTTTCAAAAAATAGTTTATATGTAAAATATGGTTAATGACTCTAACAGAGACGACCCATCATTTGATATAGGTTTTCAGGGACTAGCAAGTCTAGGCGATCCTGGAATTGGTCCAGTTGATATGGGTAGTGTTCCAAATACATTTGGAAGCATGCCAGGAAATACTCCAACAACTATGGGTTTAACACAAGCAGCGATTCAAGGTTTAGGAGCCTCACCAAATGTTCAAATAAGTGGGTTAGGAGGAGTCCCAAGACCAGGAGTTTCTGATAGGAAGCCTATGGCTCAAGGTATGTCTTTTCAAGATTTTTTACAAAACCAGTTTCAAGAACCAAAAGACTTTGTTAAATTTGGTACAGGTATTTTATCTTTTCTTCCTTCTCCTGTACAACCTTTTGCTCAAATTATATCAAAAGGATTAACTTTAAGTGATATAAGCGACGCTGTACAAGGCAAAGGTACAGGAATCATGCAAACTGCAGCAGACACACTTAGTAGTTTCGATTTAGGAGCAATTACGAAAAAACTTGCAGATATAGCAACACAAAATGAACCATCTCAATAATTTAACAGACGTAGAAAAATTTATATCTACAACAGATTTAACAACTTTAAAACGTGATGAATTATTAGAATTAAATTTAATAACGGATGAATTAAAACGAAGAAAGCTTCAAGGAGAATGCCGAGAAAATTTTTTAACCTTTGTTAGAACAATGTGGAGTTCGTTTATCGAAGGAGCACATCACCGAATTATGTGCGAACAATTTAATAAAATCGCAAAAGGTGAATTAAAACGAGTAATTATTAATATGGCACCACGACATTCGAAGTCAGAAATGTCTTCTTATATGCTTCCATCGTGGCTTTTAGGTATTCGACCTGATTTAAAAATAATCCAAGCAACACATACAGGTGAACTTGCTGTACGTTTTGGTAGAAAAGTTAGAGATTTAGTTGATACGAGAGAATATAAAGAAATTTTTCCTAATGTTTCGTTACGTGCTGACTCAAAAGCAGCAGGTCGATGGGAAACAACCGAAGGTGGCGAATATTTTGCGTCTGGTGTAGGGGGTGCGATTACTGGTAGAGGTGCAGATATCTTAATAATTGACGATCCACACTCGGAACAAGACGCTTTAAGCGAAACAGCAATGGAAATGGCATACGAATGGTACACTTCTGGACCACGACAAAGACTACAACCTGGAGGAGTTATCATTTTAGTGATGACAAGGTGGTCAAAAAAGGACTTAACAGGTCAATTATTAAAGGCACAGATGTCAGATTTAAAAGCAGATAAGTGGGAATTGATAGAATTTCCTGCAATTATGCCATCTGGTAAGCCAGTTTGGGAAGAATTTTGGAAAATTGAAGAATTAGAAGGAATACGAGCCTCATTACCTCATTCGAAGTGGTCTGCTCAATGGATGCAAGAGCCAACAGGAGGTGATGGAGCTATAATTAAGAAAGAATGGATCCAAATTTGGGAAAAATCGAGCCCTCCAGCAGTTAGTTTTATAATACAGAGCTACGATACAGCATTTTTGAAGTCAGAAAGGGCTGATTATAGTGCGATTACGACTTGGGGCGTATTTTATGTAAACGAAGGCGATGAACCTAATATAGTTTTACTTGATTCTATCCGAGATAGGTACACTTTTCCTGAATTAAAACAAGTTGCTCACGAAAGTTATTTACATTGGGAGCCAGATTCAGTTATCATCGAATCTAAGGCGTCAGGAATGCCATTAACACAAGAATTACGAGCTATGGGTATTCCTGTACAAAATTATTCGCCTAATAGGGGGCAAGATAAAATTGCTAGGACTAACGCAGTGGCACCACTTTTCGAATCAGGAATGGTTTGGGTGCCAGAAACAAGATGGGCAGAAGAACTTGTTGAAGAACTTACAGAATTTCCTAATGGAGACCACGATGATTTGGTCGATTCGACTACACAAGCCCTTTTACGGTTTCGTCAAGGAGGATTCGTGAGACATCCATCCGATTATGAAGACGAAACTTTAGAAAACAATGTAAAAGAATTTGTTTATTATTGAGGTATAAATGGCTATAGAAAAGAAAAAACCTATTGAACTTGTAACAGACGAAGAAGATATCGAAATAGAAGTCGATGATCAAGAGTCAGAAGAAATTGCTTTTGACCCTGAAAATACTGTATTACTAGAAGATGGTAGTGCAGTAGTTAATTATGAAGAAACATCTACACAAGGAGGACAAGATGATTTTTACAAAAATCTCGCAGATGATATTGACGATAGCTCACTCAATGAAATCGCTAGTGATCTTATTGAATCCTATAAAGAAGACCTCGAATCAAGACAAGACTGGCTCGACAGCTACACAGAAGGACTGGATCTCTTGGGAACGTCTACAGACGATAGGAGCGAACCTTTCAGAGGAGCGTCAGGAGTCTACCACCCACTCCTCGCAGAAAGTGCAACCCAGTTCCAAAGCCAAGCGTACAAAGAACTCCTCCCCCCAGGAGGTCCAGTCCAAACGAGGATCGTCGGTGAAACGTCGAAAGAAGTCGAAGACCAAGCAGAAAGGGTAAGAGGTTTTATGAACTACATGATACTTGATGTCATGGAAGAGTTCGACCCTGAATTAGATCAAATGTTATATTACCTACCTTTAACAGGGTCAGCGTTTAAAAAGACATATTATGATCAAACATTAAAAAGACCAGTTAGTAAATTTGTACCTGCTGATGATTTAGTTGTTTCGTATACAGAAAGTAATTTACAAACTTGTCCTCGTTTTACCCATGTTGTAACAATGCCTTATAACGATTTAAGAAAGTTACAAGTTTCTGGGTTTTATAAAGATGTAGAAATATTAGAGGATGAAGAACAAGAAACAAATGAATCTAAAGAAAAGATACAAGAAATAACAGGATTCAGACGTTCCTCCCAAGCGTCTGATATGGTCACTTTGCTTGAAATGCATGTTGACCTAGACTTAGAAGGATATGAAGATGCTGATGAACAAGAGACACCTACTGGCATAGCAATTCCTTACATTGTTACAGTTCACGAAGATTCAATGGAAGTCTTAGCTATACGAAGAAACTATAGGAGTGAGGATCCCTCCAAACAACGTATAAAATATTTTACGCATTATAAGTTTACTCCTGGACTTGGTTTCTATGGTTTTGGCTTAATCCATATGATTGGTGGTTTAACTAAATCAGCAACTTCTATCCTTCGACAGTTGATTGATGCAGGAACATTAGCTAATTTACCAGCAGGATTTAAATCAAGAGGATTAAGAGTACGAGACGATGATCAGCCCCTACAACCAGGAGAATTTAGAGATGTCGATGCTCCAGGATCCTCGATTCGTGAAGCAATTATGCCTCTACCTTATAAAGAACCATCAGCAACATTATTACAAATGTTAGGTGTTTTAATTGATAGTGGTAGAAGATTTGCATCTGTAGCAGATATAAATGTAGGTGATTCTAATCAAGCTATGCCTGTAGGAACAACTGTAGCTTTATTAGAACAAGGTACAAAAATTTTATCAGCTATACATAAACGATTACATTATGCACAAAGACAAGAATTAAAAATATTAGCAGAAGTAATGAAAGAAGGCTTATTACCTGAGTACCCATACAAAGTTCCAGGAGCAAAATCAACAATAAAAGTAGACGACTTTGACGATAGAGTAGATGTTATTCCAACAAGTGATCCAGCTATGTTTAGTATGAGTCAAAGAATATCTATGGCACAAACTCAACTTCAACTAGCACAGGCAGCACCACAAATCCATGACTTACAAGAAGCATATAGAAGAATGTATTCAGCGTTGGGCGTCCAAAATATTGACTCCATCTTACCACCTAAAGCTGAGATGGTACCAAAAGATCCAGCAACTGAAAATGGCGAAGCTCTTATGGCAAAGCCACTTAAAGCGTTTCCACAACAGAATCACGATGCACACGTTGCTACCCATTCGGCTTTCTTACAAGATCCAAATATGCAAAAAAATCAAATCGTTATGCAAACGCTTATGGCACATATGCAAGAACATTTGGCGTTAAAGTATAGACAGCAAGTTGAACAAATAATAGGTCAACCTTTACCAGCAGAAGGACAAGTATTACCTCCAGAACAAGAAGCTATGTTATCACAAGCTACTGCACAAGCAACACAGGAGATTAGTCAAATGGCACAACAAATCGCAGGAACAGGACAGTTTGATCCTATAGTAAAATTAAAAGAACAAGAACTTCAGATTGAAGCAGCAGAAGTACAAAGAAAAGCAAGTGCAGATATTGCAAGACAAGAACTTGCTGCAGCAAAATTACAGCAAGAGGGTCAAATAAAACGACAGCAAATACAATCCGATGAGGATATTGCTGCATTAAAAGCAGAAACATCAATAGCAAATAGGAGATAAAAATGGGTAAAAAAGAAGCTCAAAAATATATTCAAATGAAAGAGGATGAAACAGATCCTGATAAAATTCAAATATTAGAATTAGATATTCAAAGAGAATTAGGTCTTGATCCAAAAGATTTAAAAGATGATGTTGTTAAAAAAATGGGTGGTGGCTATATGGGTGGAATGTTTTCTGGTGATGAAGTTCTAGCTGCTGGTAATTCAAAAGGTGGAAGAAAAGCACTTAAAGGAATAAAGTTTAAAGGCGTATTATAATGGATTTCGAATATCTTTTAAAAAAGATAGTCGGAGAACGACGAGCAGAATTAAGCGAAATGCTTATGTCGAATGGTATTGCTAATATGGAACAATACCAAAATGTTATGGGTCAACTTTCTGCATTGACTCATGTAGAAGAAACTTTAAAGTCAATAATAAATAAAAGGGAGAGTACCGAAGATGACTAAAACACTATTCGTTCCTGACCATGTTAAGGAACGCTTGGCTGTTAAGAAAGAAGAACAGTCAAATCCTTTTGATCCTAGAGTTTTGGGATTACCAGAGGATACAGAAAATTTGAGTGCATTAGAAAGAATGCCGAAACCTACAGGTTGGAGAATATTAATCCTTCCTTATACTATTCCAAAAAAGAAAAATGGAATTCATTACGCAGATGAAACAATCGAAAGAACACAACTAGCAACTAATGTTGGTTATGTTGTTGAACTTGGACCTGACGCTTATAGAGATGAAAATAAATTTCCTGATGGTGCTTGGTGTAAAAAAGGCGATTGGGTTTTATTTGGAAGATATGCAGGATCAAGGTTTAAAATCGATGGTGCAGAGCCTAGATTATTAAACGATGATGAAATTTTAGCAGTGATTCACGATCCTCGTGATGTACAAGTAGTATAAGGAGAAATTATGGAAAATACACAATTACAAGAAAAGCCACAAGATGAGCAATTAAAACTAAATATCGAAGTGGAAGAAGATGAAAAAGACGAGGGTGTTGAAGTAAAAACAGAAGAAGCATCTGAAGAGCCTAAAGAAGAAAATAATAAAAAAGACCAAGAACTAAATGAATATTCTGGTGATGTAAAAAAGAGAATAGATACTTTAACTTGGAAGATGAGAGAAGCAGAACGAAGAGAAAAAGCTGCACTTGATTTTGCTACTAAAGTTAAAAAAGAAAATGACGAACTCTCTAGTAAAATGTCTACTACTGAAAAAAGTCTCAATGAGCAATACAGTGGTAAAATTGAAAGTCAACTTAATGAAGCAAAAAGAGCATATAAATTAGCTTATGCTGAGGGAGATACTGACGCAATGGCTGATGCATCTGCTTTAATTGCAAAATTAAGCGTAGAAGAAGAAAACGCTAAAAAAGAAAAAGCTAAGTTAGACAGTGTAAAAGAAGTTGAAGTAGAAGATCCTCAAAAAGTTGTAAATAAAGCAGTAGAAAAAGCTCCACCACCAGACGCAAAGTCTATAGAGTGGGCTTCTAAAAATCCTTGGTTTGGAAAAAAGAAAGGAATGACCTTTACAGCATACGAATTTCACCGTACACTGACTGAAGAAGAAGGATATGATGCTACATCAGATGAATACTATGCAGAAATCGATAGAAGAATGAGAGAAGAATTTCCAGCAAGTATGTTTGAAGAATCGAATTCAGGAACAACTCGTCCAAACGCCCAGACAGTTGCTCCTGCTACTCGCAATAAAAAAAGTGGGCGAAATACTGTTCGCTTGACTAAAAGTCAAGTGGCTATTGCTAAAAAACTTGGAGTACCACTCGAAGAATATGCAAAACATGTGAAGGAGCCAAATTAATGACTGAAAAACAACAATCACAACAGAACAGATCCTCTCGTGCAAGTGAAACTCGTTCAACTCAAGAACGCAAAAAACTTTGGAGACCAGCATCATCGCTTGATGCACCACAGCCCCCTGAAGGCTATAAATACAGGTGGATAAGAACAGAAGTAAGAGGCTTTCAAGATCAGAAAAATGTTTCTGCCCGATTAAGAGAAGGATACGAGCCTGTTCGCTCTGATGACCATCCAGATTTTCCTGCACCTACTATCGAAGATGGTAAACACGCAGGAACTATTGGTGTCGGTGGGTTAATGTTGGCAAAAGTGCCTGAGGAAGTTGTAGAGGCAAGAACTGAATACTTTCAGGATCAAACTGAAGATCAGATGACTGCAGTCGATAACGACCTCTTGAAAGAGGAACATCCGTCTATGCCTATAAGCAAAGATAGAGGTTCCAAAGTAACTTTTGGTGGTCCAAGAACGAAAGTTTGAGGATTGATTTTAACTATTAAACTAGGAGCGTAAAATGGCAAATATTAATGTCGCTTTTGGCTTGAGACCAGTTTCTAAACTTGGTCAAAATGTCAACAGTACTGGTAATTCAGGATATACTTTTTACGAAATAGCTTCTGATAACTCTAATAAAATCTATCAAGGTTCTCCAGTAATTCCATTAAGCACAGGCTTTATTGATAAAGTTGGTGCTGCAGCAGGAGGAACTGTAGGTCTATTAGGTGTTTTTGGTGGCTGTGAATTTGTATCATCAACAACTGGAAAACCAGTATTTTCTAATGCTTGGCTAGGAAGTGGTGCAGACACTAACTTTCCTATAAAAGCATACGTCTATGATGATCCTATGCAATTATATGCTATAGCATCTGATGCATCGTTAACAAGTGAGGCTACTCTACGTGGTCACGTTTTTGCGAATGCAAATTTTTCAGATGGTGCAGCAGGATCAGATACTACAGGTATTTCTTCAGCAAAGTTAGCAGTAAGCACTATTAATACTACTGCAAACTTAAATCTTCGTATTATGGGTTGGCAAGAAGACGCTAACAATGAAGATTTTACTGCAGCAGGTATTCCTGTAGTTGTAAGACTTAACAACCACTTCAATTCACCAAATGGTGGAATTGCTGCTGGTACCCCATCAACCCTTGGCGTATAGGAGAGAGTAATGGCTATTTCAAGAGCACAATTAGCAAAAGAGCTAGAACCTGGACTGAACGCCCTCTTTGGTATGGAGTTTAGTCGATATGAAAACGAACATGCAGAAATCTTTGATACTGAAACTTCAGATAGAGCATTTGAAGAAGAGGTAATGTTATCAGGTTTCGGAACTGCACCTACAAAGTCAGAAGGAACAGCAGTAAATTTTGATACTGCAAATGAGTCCTTCACTGCTAGGTACACACACGAAACAGTGGCATTAGCCTTCTCAATAACTGAAGAAGCTATCGAAGACAATCTATATGATCGTCTTGGTGCAAGGTATACAAGAGCCCTTGCAAGATCAATGGCACACACAAAGCAAGTGAAAGCAGCATCCATTTTAAACAATGCGTTTACTGCTGGAGCCTTTGCTGGTGGAGACGGTGTAGCATTATGTGATGCATCTCACCCATTAGTAAGTGGTGGAACATTTGCTAACGAGCCATCAACTGCTGCAGATTTAAATGAAACATCTTTAGAAGATGCTTTAATTTCTATCGCAGGATTTGTAGATGAAAGAGGATTAAAGATTGCCTTAAGAGGTATGAAATTAATCATTCCTTCTCAGTTACAGTTCGTAGCAGAGAGACTTATGCAGTCTGCACAGCGTGTAGCAACTGCAGATAACGATATCAATGCTTTAAGAAATATGGGAATGATCCCACAAGGTTATGTAATTAACCATTTCTTAACAGACACTGATGCGTTTTTTATTAAAACCGATGCTCCAAACGGATTTAAGCATTTCGAAAGAGCACCGATTAAAACTCAAATGGAAGGTGATTTCGACACTGGAAATATGAGATTTAAAGCAAGGGAAAGATATTCTTTTGGATTTTCTGACCCTCGTTGTGTTTTTGGTTCTCCAGGAGCATAAAAAAATTAAAAGGGTGACTAGTCAGTCACCCTTTTTTAATATATACTGAAACAAACCTTGACAACTACATGATGTAGTTGACAGTTGCCAAGACAAGGAGTGTAACATGGCTAATACAACTTTTAACGGTCCAGTCCGTTCGGAAAATGGATTTAAATCAATTATAAAAAATTCTACAACAGGTGGTCTCACTAATGAGATGACTTTATCAACTTATTCTACAAGCATAACTATTGCTGCATCAGGAACTGCTTTTAAAGAATCTTCTATAGGAATACCAAGTAATTTTATACCTATGGGTGTAGCTATTACTGTAACTGCAGCAACAACAAATAATGTAAATATTAACGACATAGGAACTGATGCAGATACTGATGGTTATGTTGATGGTATTTCAGCAGGATTAAATAGCACAGGCTTTAAAGGATTCTTCCCATGTAACGGTGTTTTAGGAATGTCTGGTGGTGCTACAACTGCAGCAACAGAAACTGCAGACGAAGTTGAAATGGTAATCTCTGGAGCAGCAGGTGGTTCTGGTGGAACAGTTGCATTGAAATTTTTCGGAATTAGTTCTGATTCACCAACAGCGTAATAGGAGGTTATCGTGGCAGGAACAAGGTCTGATGTAAAAGCCTTTAATGTTAATCAGGGAGCCTCTGCTGCAGTAATTGGACCAGCGAGATCAAGAATAAGACAAATAGTTATTTTTGCAGATGCCGCAGGTGCAATCACTATTACAAATGGTAATGGTGGCGATACTTTAATAGCACAGAGTTTTCCAACTGGTTTACATACGCTTAATATTCCTGATAATGGAATATTAGCAGAAAATGGGGCATACTTATCTGCATTTAGTGGCAGTAGTAATAAGTTAACAATCTTCTTGTCATAAAGTGTTATGGCAAGAAGAAAAGAAAAGCCAATAAAGACTTCAGTAAAGTCTGGAAATTTTCGTCCTACAAAATCTGGTGCAGGAATGACTAAGAAAGGCGTTGCTGCATATAGACGAGCAAATCCAGGAAGTAAACTTAAAACTGCTGTTACAGGTAAAGTAAAGCGTGGCAGTAAAGCAGCAAAAAGAAGAAAGTCTTTTTGTGCAAGATCTGCTGGTCAAATGAAGAAATTTCCAAAAGCAGCAAAAAATCCAAATAGTCGTTTAAGACAAGCAAGAAGAAGGTGGAAATGTTAAAGAAAAAACCAATACCTAGACCTAAAGAAGAAGATTTAACTCCTACTCAATTAAGAACAAAGTACAGAGTAATGATACAAAATAAATTAAATAGTATGGATAAAAAAGATCGGTTATCCTTTTTAACAAAGGAATTAAAAAACTTAGGAACATTTAAAATAGAAGATTAAGATGACAGCAAAAGAATTATTAAAAATGTTAGAAAAACACGAGCAAGTATGTAATGCACGTTTCGATGGAATCAATAATAAATTAAATAAGCTTGATACCAGACTCTGGGGTATTTATGGGGTTATTATTGGAGTAGCAGTTTTAGAGAAGTTTTTTTAATGGTAATGGGTAGAGCCCAAATGAGTAAACAGGTGACTAAGTCACCAGGAAAAAGGAAGTGGAGTGCTAAAAGGAAGAGGAAAATCAATTGTGCCAGACCTCGTGGATTTTCTGAAAAAGCACATTGTGCCTCTAAAAAAAGGAGAAGTCGTAAGAGGTGAACCAATTAAAGTTTGTCATAAGTGTAAAAAACGAGAGTGGATGTGCACTTGTTGGAAGATAATGAAAGGAAAATATTATGGGTAAAAAAGACGCATGTTATCACAAAGTAAAAGCAAGATATAGAGTTTTTCCATCAGCTTATGCTTCAGGTGCTATTGCAAAATGCAGAAAAGTAGGTGCTGCAAATTATGGTACTGGTGGTAAAAAGAAAAAGTCTACTGTAAAAAAAGCTAGTAACGGTGGTTATATGAAAGCAAAACGACCAACTAAAGTTAAAAATATAGCTAGAGGTTGTGGTGCTATAATGTCTAATAGAAGAAAGAAAACAAGAAAAGCATAATGGCTGTTCGAAAAACAAAAGCAGGCTTAGCACTTAAGCGTTGGTTTAAAGAAGATTGGAAAGATGTTAGGACTGGCAAAAAGTGTGGTAGAAAAAAAGGTGAAAAAAGAGGTACGCCTTATTGTAGACCAAGTAAGCGTATTTCTTCTAAAACACCAAAAACAACAAAAGAGATGACATCTGCAGAAAAAAGAAGTAGAATAAGACAAAAGGTAAAATTAGGACAACCAAGTAAGGGTAAACCAAGAAACGTAAAAGCACTAAGAAGAAAAAGGAGAAAAGCATGAGTAAAGAAAAGAAATCTGAAGATAACCCTACATTAAGAGATCTGTCAAAGCGATCTAAATTAGCTGATCTAAGAGACCCTTCAAAACGAAAATCAAACAAAGACATGCAAGTCAATGCTAAAAAAGGTGGTGGTCTTGCAAGTGCAATAAACAGAGTAAAAAGACAGCAAGGTGTACAGGGCATGAGTAGAGGTGGCTTATCAGGAGGTAATCCAAGTGGAGCCCCTAAAAGAATGGTTCCAGACCCAGCAATAAGTGTAGTAAATCCAGGAAAAAATGTTGATGTAACACTTATGGCAAAAGGTGGTTATATGGATGAAGAAGTCGAAAAGATGATGATGGGTGGCTACATGGCGTATAAGGATGATAAGTAATGGCTACTTCTGGTTCTACAGATTTCGAACTTGCTGTTGATGACTATATCGAGGAAGCTTTTGAACGCTGTGGTTTAGAAGTTAGAACAGGGTATGATTTTAGAACTGCTAAAAGATCGTTAAATCTTTTATTTGCAGATTGGGCGAATCGTGGTTTAAATCGATGGACAATAGTACAATCTACAGTTACACTTTCACAAGGAACTGTTGAGTATACCCTAGCAGCAGATACAATAGATATTCTTTCTGCAGTTATAAGAGAAAATGCTGGGGCTACTAATCAACAAGACACTACTGTAAATCGTATAGGACGTGATACATATTTAAATCTATCTAGTAAATTATCACAATCTAAACCTACACAATATTATATTGATAGACAGATTACACCTAAAATAAGAGTATTTCCTTCTCCTAATACTACTTATACACTTGTAATTGATAGGCTTACTCGTATAGAAGATGCAGATAGTGCTTCTAATACTGTAGACGTTCCTTTTCGTTTTTACCCATGTCTTGCTGCAGGATTAGCTTATTATATTTCTATAAAAAAAGCACCAGATAGAATACAAATATTAAAAAGTATTTATGAAGAAGAGTTTGATAGAGCTGCATCAGAAGATAGAGATAGAACAAGTTTAAAAATTTTACCTTATGAAAGATATCTCTAATGAGTTTTGCAAGAGGAAAATTTGCATTTTTTATATCAGATCGAAGTGGTATGAAGTTTCCTTATAGAGAAAGAATAAAGGAATGGAATGGCTCTATTGTACATAAATCAGAATATGAAGAAAAGCACCCACAACTTGATCCTCATCGTTCAGTAGTCGATGCTGAAGCTTTACGAGATGCACGACCTGATACTAAAGTTATTAATCCAGTAGAAAATTTATTAGGTTTAAATTCTTTTATTACATCTTCAAGTGGTTCTGCAGTGCTAACGGTTATTGAACCTAATCACGGAAGGTCTACAAGTGATACTGTTCGATTTAGAAAAGTATTAGGGTTTGATGGTTTTTCTACTAATATCTTGACACAAGCATCAGGATATACTATAACCAAAGTTGATGATAATTCTTATACATTTACTGCGAGTAGTGGAACTGCTACGATAGGAAATGTAAGAGGGGGTGGTAGTGATTCTACTGCTGGACCTGTAACGCTAGGGGCATAGATGAGTTTTACATATACACAACTAAAAACAGCGATACAAGATTACACAGATAATACTGAAACAACTTTTGTAAATAACCTCGATAATTTTATCAAAGCGTGTGAAGAAAAAATATTAAAGTCTGTAGATTTAGAATTTTTTAGAAAAAATGTAACTTCGACACTAACAAGTAGTGATAAATTTTTAAGTGTACCAGACGATTATTTAGCTTCATTTTCTTTACAAATTACTACAGCTAGTTCTGAAACATTCTTATTACAAAAAGATGTTAATTTTATACAAGAAGCATATCCTCCTTCTGCATCGACTGGTGTACCAAAATACTATGCAATTTTTGACATAGATAATTTTATTTTAGCCCCTACACCAAATAGTGCATATACAGTTGAATTACATTATTTTTATAGACCTACGTCAATAACAGCTTCTGGAGATGGAACTTCTTGGTTAGGAACGAATGCACCTTTTGCTTTGCTTTACGGATCACTTATAGAAGCTTATAGTTTTATGAAAGGTGAAACAGATGTTTTATCTAATTATAACGGTTTATTTACACAGTATTTAGATAGACTAAAAGACTTAGGTGAAGCAAGAGAAAACACAGATGGTTATAGAGTTGGTCTACCATCAAGACCGAGAACATAGGAGTAAAAGATGGCAACAGCAAATGCAGCAAC